ATAAGCAATTTTATGACTACGATAATGGCACTACAAAAATACTTTAAATAAAATCCGTTATAAATCAAAATATTATATTAGGCTCGAGGCCAAAAACAGGAAAATAGTGTTAAACATAGGTTAAGCGTGTCTTATAGTGGCGCATCTTTAGCCGCAACTATTTCTGTTGATTCAAATCTATGTACGCTGAAATACGGCGCAACAACATCGGTTATTGACTTAAACACCTATAACACGATTGGTAGTCTTGTTGATCGTATTAATGCAGAGGCTGGCTTTTCAGCTGCTGTACTGGATGGTAACATTGAAGTTACTGCATTAAACGGCCTTGATTTTATAGCTAACCAAGATGTTAAGGCAGCCCCTTTTGTCGTAACGGGAAACCTACAAGCCGTCGTAGACTGGATTAATGGTCAAGGTGAGGGTTATGTCACAGCGACTCGTTCAGTTAACGCTATAGCTGTGCCTGTTAACGTACCGTTCACCTATCTAGCTGCTGGCACTGATGGCATGGTGACAATGAACGAATGGCAACAAGCTTATGATGCGCTTCAGTCTGTTGATGCGCAGTGGATAATCCCTATTTCTCCAATGCCAGCTATTCATGCGATGAACGATTCACATTGTTCATACATGTCGAACATTGCTCGCATGGAGCGTCGCGGAATCGTTGGTGGAAACATTGGCACGACAGACTTACAAGCTATCGCAGCGACTAAAGCCTTGAACAGCGATAGAACCTCTTATACGCACCTAGGTTTCTATGACTATGATACTAACGGGGAATTAACGCTTTATCCTCCGTATGTGATGGCTGGACTATTAGGCGGCATGTTCTCAGGCGTTAATCCTGGTACGGCGCTGACAAACAAAAGCATCAAGATTCGCGGGATAGAGCGCAATCTGCGTAATCCGACTGATACTGATATTTTGATCAACGGCGGCGTCTTATGCGTAGAGAACACCAAGAAAGGCTATAAGGTCGTTAAGTCGATCACAACATGGCTAGTTAATAACAACTATAACCGCGTTGAGGTCTCTGTGGGTGTGGCCTGTGACTTTACATCAAGAGCGGTAAGAGATGCAGTCGATGACCTTCGCGGCGCTAAAGGCTCTCCTGCCTTATTAGCTGATGCTATCTCAAGAGTTGAAACCTGCTTGCGTCAATTGGCTGTTGCCGAACCTATGGGCCCCGGTGTTTTAGTCGGCGACAAATTGAACCCTCCTTACAAAAACATCACTGCAAATTTGTCAGGTGATGTCTTGCGTATCGAGTACCAAGCAAGCCCCGTTATTCCAGCAAATTATATCTTGTTGGTTATGCACGCAGTTCCTTATACTGGTTCTGCAGGCGCATAGTTGATCTAATTAAGCCCTCCTAGCGAGGGCTTTTTTGTAGTAGTTATAGCAATTTCACCATAGCCATTCCTGCTTCAAATAAATGCCCTTATAACCAAGGAAAGCATTCCAGCCATAAGAAAACCAAGCATCCATCTTAGTAGCACGAACTGCCCATCCTGCTCAACCATTTTTAAATGTATAGATTGAATATCGCTGCGAATATCCTTAATGTCATTTTTGGTAGCTAGTTCAGCTTTCGTTATTTCATCAAGGAAATCTTTTTGCGCTTCTGCAAAAGCCTCAGCTTGATTGCGCGGGACTCCTGCGTGCTCAAGTTTCTGGGCAAATTTCAATGTATCAAAAGTTATAGTAGTCATCGCTTATCTCCAACCAATTATTTTTCGGTCAGTATAACTTAATTAAAGTATTTTTTAAGTCGTGACAGCAGCATAGCCAGAATATATATTTTTTCTGGAATTGTCATGGCCATTATACTTTTGCTCAAGTCGTTTGTTAAAGAACATCAGCGCCGTAAAAAAGACGGATCTATTTACACGATAGCGGCGTATTACAACAAGCGCGTTAAGAAAAATACCGAACATGCCCCAGCACATGGTCATGACCTGAGTCATTTGAGCGCCGAAGACGGCGCGCGCTTTAATCAAATGCACGCTGAACAACACTTAGCCAAGCATTATGATGAGCATGCCCTTAAGCAGCAGCTGCAAGACAGCAAAGGCGAGCATGACAAGCTTGCTCAAGAGGCTGACATACAAGAAAAGCTAGGCAACCACAAAGCTGCAACAAAATTACGTAACAAGGCCATCAAGGTCAATCAGCGCATGATGCGCTTTCAGCGGGAATTATCTAAATTAGACGAAACCGTACAAGGTATCGGGCAAATGAAGGATAAGCTAGTCTCAGGCAGCGGTGCTTTAACTGATGACACCATTGCTCATGCTAATTATGTCAGCAAGTTAGGGGCTAAGTACAAAGGCCGTATCATTTTCCCTAAAAAAGTGGCTAAGCCTAAAGCGGCTTTTATTCCCACGCATACGCTATCTGATGGCGTTCCGGCCAAGCATGTTGAAGATAATGTTTACATCGATAAAGACGGCAATGAGGTTCAGGATCATTATGCTGAGCCAGTTGCTGGGAAGGCTGATGATAATAAGCAAGGAGACTTTGGCCCTATATTACATGAGTTCTACCATGATGCTAATGGGGCAATTGCTAAACTAACAGAGCTACAGGACGGGGAGGCTGTTGCGGCTTTACATCATCCAGATGTTGGTGATATTGATTTAGTATGGGGAAAAGAAGGCACAGCTAAAAGCGATGGATATGGCTTATCTAAACTAATTAAGTATCATCCTGAAGTGTTAGGTAACTTACAAGGATTATTGCTTACGCTTACTAAGAATGATGATCGCAGTACCGAAAGAAGAATACAGCTTGAATCAAAAGACCATCAAGCAGGAATTAAGCTTGACTGGGATGGCAAGAAAAAAACATGGCTATTAACTGCGTTTGAAAAAAGACTGGAAACAATACGTTGACAGACACTATTGATATTTCTGGAAAAGATGACACAGCTCGCTCTTCCTCCAGTCCTGACAAAACTATACCCCAATTACCCGAAAACGCAACAGAAAAAGACAGCCCCAAAGAAGGCGAGCGCAACGCCGAGGGCTTGGTGTTCCGTAATGGGCGCTGGCATAGGGACGATACCCATGACACCTCTAAATCAACCTACGAATTAGAAGCTTTGGGATTTAAGTCTTGGACAAATGAATCACGGCTAGACAAAGAAAGTTATCCGAAAGATCAAGCTCTAAAAAAATTAGATAGACTAAATGACAATCAGAAGGGATTAATATTTAGGCTTTCAGAAGATAAGCATGGAGACCATTCCGTTTGGTATAAAAAAATAGAACCTGCACAAGTCCCTGCTAATGAGCATAGGGATGATGAAGCCAAAAAACCAGCTAAGGTCGTTTCTATCAAAGAGGCTGTGCGTAAGCCTGAAGCTGAAAAATTAGCTGATGAAGACAATCCCAATAGCCCTAACTATCGATTCCGTGATACTGGCTATATAGGCGGCAGTCGTAAAGAAGATGCGGCGCTAATGATTAGGTCTGCGGCTAAAGGTGGTGTTTTAGTCAGATCAACAGCCATTGACTGGGACGAGATAGAAAAAAATCCACGGGAAGCGCATCAGTTAATCACTAAATCAAATTTGTTCGGCAAAGTAGATTGGGATAGTTTAAAAGTAGAGGGTATGGAGCCTAGCGCCGGATTTTTAGTTGATAGAGTCTATGCTAGCGTCGCTAAAGAACCGGAAGATAATGCGCCTATGCGTAAGGATTATGCAGTGGGTATAGAAACTCTGCGTGATCGCATGGAGGCATGCAAAACACCTGATGAAGTCGTTAAGGTGCTTGCTGAGATTAGGGGCGAATATGAAGGCACTATGCTTTCTGCTACTGAGTCAGAGGAATATCAAAAGGCCAATGATGAAGTAAACAGGCTTCGTGGCATATTAAGAGCGGCTAATGATGAAAAAGATGTTTTTTTTCAGAGATGGTATAGCGCTCAGATTAATGCCAACAAGGTTGGCTATGAGCAAGAAGCTAGAAAAAGACGCAAGTGGAAGCCTAGTCCTGAGCTAGATGCGCGCTATGCTGAATTAAGAGGTATTGAATCTCAATATAAAAAAGATTATATGGATTATTTAAGCGCACACCCAGAGCTTAAGTCAGTTCCAAGGAACAAGATTGATGGCTTCCATATGAATTTTGACAATGAACTTGAGCATAATTTGCGACAAGCAAGAGGCAGGGCTAATACTATTCTTAACTCAGCTAAAGCTAAAAACCTCTATGAAAATCCAGTAACAAGAGCGTGGATTTCTCTTGGGCCTAAGTTTCATGCGGTTCTTAATTATCGTCAATACAAAGGTTCTGGCGCTTTTGGTGGTCATGTGACTAGCGCAAAGACTGGAAAAATAAATGATTGGTCATGGGCAGAATCAAGCGGCGCTACAAAAGCCCCTAGATCTACTGAAGCACAGGTTAAATTCCAGCTTAAAGTGGCTGATAGCTATGATCGAATCGGTGGGGCGGATATTAGTAGTGACTCAACAAGCTCGCTTAAAGACATGTTTAATTTACGTGATGTGCAGTCGGGTAATTGGGTATTAAAAGACATTAATTCAGCTAAATTTCATGTGCAAAGATCGGCAGAGGCTTTTAGTGATTTAGCTGATATCCTTGGCTCAGACAAAGAAAAAGTGTCCATGAATGGCAGGCTTGCTATGGCATTTGGTGCGCGTGGCAAAGGTAATGCTGGCTTTGGTGGTGCAGCAGCTGCTCATTACGAGCCTGTGCAGAGAATTATAAATCTAACCAAGATGGGCGGAGGCGGATCTCTAGCGCACGAATGGTTTCATGCGATGGATAATATGACCAGTGCCGCTGTCAATGGAGTTGATGGCAGTGCCAAGGACTTTGTATCTGAAAACTTAGACTTGTTGCCGCAGGGTGAGTTGCGCAATGCTTGGGGTAATCTTATGCAGGCTATAAACCATGGCGATCATTATGCCACTAAGAAAATTGCCTATACAGATAAAGACTATAAGCTAGCAATACATAATATTGATCGTCCATCACCAGGTAAATTAGCCGCAATGATTAAGGATGCGCCAGATGTCCATGCCGCTGTTAGGGCTGTTGAGAGTTATTTAGGTGACTCAACTAGCAAAAGAAGCATCAAGAACATGAATGATTGGATAAAAGTTGCCGCTGCGTATCATGATAAGAATGCGGCCGGTGGAAGTGCTTTTGTAAAAGCCGGTGCGCCTATGTCTTCATTTGCTGCTGAAGCTAGGTCTTTAGATGGTGGCGTTGCTGGTAAGTTTTGGTCGCAGTCGGCAGAAATGGCGGCTAGAGCTTTTCAAGCCTATGTTGAAGATAAGCTTCAATCTATGGATAGAAAGAATGACTATCTATCAGCATTTGCCGATAACAAATATTATAAAGATCCTATATTTGGCGATACCTATCCCTTCCCGGAGGGTGAAGAGCGTAAGGCTATTAATGCATCATTTGATGGCCTTATGGCGGCTATGAAAAAAGAAAATGTCTTGGCAAAGGCGGCAAATGCTTTTTCTAAACCCATGATCTTACTCAATGTCAGAGTTAGGCGGGCAGTTGCGTAATTTTTAATCATCAGGCAGCCAGTCGGTAGAAAGTACATCATCGATAGACCACGGGCAGTTTTGCGGAAAGTTGTCTAGGTTGGTTTCTTTTTCTGCAAGCAATCTTCCGTCTAGGTAAGCATCATCAAAGCGATCTTCTTCAATGAAGAAAGCCTTAAGGCTGGGCGTTCTTTTAAGTCTGAGCTGTATGCGCTTTCGTTGTTCTTTTATGGTCAGTGTCCAACTGCTTGATCTGCGTTCAGGTTGATACTGGTATTTCAACAAATGGCCGATGAGTACGGCCATTCTGTTCTCAAGTTCTCTTGCTTCACTTTTTCCCACGTCGTTTATTTCATCCGCTATATGTTCTAGGTCGAGCAGGTCAAAACGCCCTGCGCGGATAAGGTCAGCTTGCTCTCTAGCCCAAGCAACAATGTCTTGCTGATAGGTAGCTAAGGATTGTTTGTCAAAAGCTATGGTAGACATGATTATGCTTACTCCAATTAATTCATATTTAATGTATTGATTGTACCCCAAAAGAAACAAATTACAGGCAGTGTTTAATTAATTAATTTAACACTCAAAATGGTCGTGACAGCACCCTTTAGACGTTCCTTTTTAACGTCTTTAGTGGAGTTGTACGATGTCCTCAATAAATCTCAAAGCCAGAACTGGCAATAGAGTTATCGTCAAATTTGATGGTATGCAAATTGGTTTAATTCAATCAGTAAGACAGTCTGATGAGTATGGTTTGGAGCCAGCCAGCGGTATAGGGGATATTCATGTCGTCGAATATGTCCCATCGATGGCTAGGCACAGTATTTCTGTATCTTCAATGGTTTTATTTGTAGGAGCTATGCGAGAGGCTGGTATTACAGCTCTTAATGGTGACGATGTATTGCAAGGCAAGGTCTTTGATATTGTTGTTCAGTCTAAAGACGATGGCTCTGAGCTTCGTAAGTATGTGGGCTGTTCTTTTGCATCAGGTGATATTGATATTCAAAAGCATGGCATTATCGTTTCTAACGCTCAATTCAATGCGTTAGACGTTACTGGCTCAGGTCTATAGTTATGATGCCTAATTTCCGCAGAGGCTTTATTGCTGATTCAAGGTTATGGGTGTTATTAATTCCTGCGCTCGGCATATTGGCTGCAGATATTCCTGTCATGCTGACCTTGCTCTATTCGCTATCAGCAATGATGGTTGTATTGGCGATGACACACTTCATGCGTCGTATTTTAATGCACTACATTGATCTTGAAGAAATGGCTGACATTGCTGCTGATACGCCTTTAGGGGCTGGATTAGTCTTTTGTGGCGTTTGCTTAATTATTTCTGCCATTGTATTAGCTACGGCAATCTGGATAGCAAAATGATTCCGGCTCTTGCAAAGCTATACATTCCTGTTCTTGCATCAGTATTGACGACCATGTGGCCGTCTATGCCCGATAAGCCTTTGTTTGCTGCGCAAGTTGAACAGGAAACTTGTGTATCTTTGACTGGCAAGGGCTGCTGGAATCCAAAGACAGAGTTAAAAACAAGTAGAGAGTATGGGTTTGGGCTTTCTCAGTTAACCATAACCAAACAGTTTAATAATTTTACTGCCGCTAAGGGTTGGGATAAATCATTAGCAAATTGGCAATGGTCTGATCGTTATGATCCAGAGATGCAGTTAAGATCCTTGGTTGCTTATGACCGCAACTTGTTTGAGCAAATTAAGTTTGGTGCAACTGATGTGGATAGGCTGGCATTTATGTTTTCTGCCTATAACGGCGGTCTTGGTGGTGTGCTTAAAGATCGTCACATGTGCAGAACTATTAGTGGCTGTGATCCTGACAAGTGGTTTGGGAATGTTGAGAAATATTCTTTTAGATCACGAACAGCTGTAAAAGGTTATGGGCAGTCATTTTTTGATGTTAATCGTGGTTATGTAAAAAACATCATGATCGAAAGGGTTGAGAAGTACAGGGGTTTGCTGTGATCTCATGGGTGTTTGGGAAATTGATAGGCTTCTCTGCTGGGTTTACAAGCCCGTTTGCATTAAAAGTCATATTTTTGGGTGTGTTTATAGTCGGTATTTTTATTGGAGGCTGGGTCGTTAAGGGTGATTTTGATAATGCAACAATCATTAATCTTAAGGCTGAGCAAGAAAAACAATTGTCTGACATAAGAGCGCAAGAAGAGGCCGACCGAAAGGCGGTTAATGACGCTGTTGCTGCAAAAATAGCGGCTTCAGAAGCAGCTGGCAGAGTGCAAGTATCGATCCTAACTGAGCAATTGCAAAAGAAACGCAAGGCTGCTCAAAACATTCAAATGGAGATTTCCCATGAAGAAAAAATTAATCCTAATCCTGTGCTCCCTAATAATGAGCTTACTAATGACTGGGTGCGCATCTACAACGAAGCCTTGCGAGGCGACGGTATTAGCTATGAACCCACCTCAAGAATTAATGATGAAAGCGGACGAACCAACATATCTGTCAGCTCCGGCCTTTCTCAGTGGGACGCCCTCCGCGTCCACACTATTAATGCCGAAAGTTTTTCCGCGTGCAGGGCGCAATTAAACGCCTTAATCGATTTCATTAATTTACAGGCCAAGACTAGCTCAGTGGTCAATGAGAAATAATTATGTTACCAGAAGCTATACAGAGTATGCCTACAGGTGGCGATCCTTTCCTTGATGTTCTCAAGTGGATAGTTGTTGCCGTTACTTTAATCGTTGTTTCGGGATCTACAATCATATCTTACATTAAAAGTGCAAAAGGTAATGATTCAGTAGAGGTTGCCAAAGATGAGGCTGAAATATTGCTTTATAGCCAACTTCAAGAACAGCTTAGAAGAATGGATGAGGATGTACAAGAGCTTACTCATCAAAAGAATAGATTGTTTGAAGAGTGGGCTACTTTAAAAGTTAGGTCAGAGTATCAAGAAAAAAAGCTTAATGAGCTATCAAAATCAGATGCAATTATTTGTAAGTTACGCGAAACATTGGTTGAAAAAGATAAAGATATTGCCTTAAGAGATAAGGAAAACAAAAAGTTGATGCGCGATATTTTAGATATGAAAGATCGTATTTATCACCTTGAAATGCGTCTTGCTGAAGACGAAAAAAAGTTTTGTAACAATTGTCCTACTCTTAAAAAGAAAAAGCAGGCTCTGGAAAAAATACAACCGGAATAATGGATTATGGAAAGGTATGCAGATGAAATAGATCGAGCATCTGCGCTTGAGGAAGCTGAGCGCAGACACTTAATAAACAAAGCAAAAAATAGTACAACCATATTCATTAAATCAACAGGGTTTTGTCATAACTGCAATAGTGAGTTACGACATCCATTACTTTTTTGTGATGATGAATGTGCAGAAGATTATGAGTATTTGACGGCATGTCGCCGTCGTAATGGGGATAGATAAAGAGGCATTAAATGCGTACTGCGAAAGAGAGTGATTTTTTTATTGAGCTGACAGGAGTTGGCTTTTTTCGTTTTGGTCGCCGCACTTATGGTGATCGTTTAAAGATAAGGTCTGAGTATTTAAGGCTGGTTCGTGAATTTGGTGATGATGATCCTGATTTGTCAATGTATGCGGCTATGATTTCTTCTCATACGGTTTTGTGTGTTGAAGCGCCTAAAGGCTGGGAAAACTTAGCAGATATTGATCTTATTGCTGATGATGGAGCAGAAGATAAGATTTATGAGCTTTATCAATTATTGAAAACACAGGAAGAGTTTTTTCGTCAAGGCCATACCCAAGCAGGCCAAACGAAAGGGTAAAGAACTACATGATACGTATTCATTTTGGTTTAGGCGTAAGTATAACTTGTCTCCTTTAGATCCTAGGTTTCTTGAATTGACTTCAGAAGATGTTGAGGCTGAGTTCTGGGCTTATTACTATGTAGATAAGCCGCCAGGTGAAGAATTTGAAGATGATGATTTTGATATTCAGGCCATTATGGATGATTTGAATGGTGGTGATATAAATGATGATGAATGGGAAGAATTGATCAATGACCGTTAAAATTAATGTCTCTGCTGATGTATCTGATGTTCAATCTGGACTAAAGAAAGTCCAAGATTCGGCTGATAAAATCAATAAGTCTTTATCAGGTGAGGTTGATTTTGATTTTAAGCAGGGTAAGGATGATCTAGCTGAATTAGCTGCCAATGCTAAAAAACTGACTGATCTTTTAGAAAAAGCCAAAAAAAATGGCTCTGATTTATCTGGCGTTGATTTTGATGCGGTCTCTAAAGTATTTGAGGAAGCAGCCAAATCTGCCGAGGAACTTGATAGGGCACTTGAGTACCTAGGAAAATCTGATGGGTTGTCTAAGGTCGTAAAGAGCTCAAAAGATCTGACTGAAAACATCAAAAAAGCAACCAGAGAACAAAAGACCTTAAGGGAAGAAAATAGAAAATACATTACTGACCAAGAAAAGTACGATAGAGCAAGAAACTCAGGTGCTGCAGGATCTAGGCCTTTTAGAAATATTTTACATGAAGATATTTTGGGCGGTGGTTGGCGTAAAGTCGATGTTGATGAAGCAGCAGCAAAGCGTAAAACAAGGAATTTTTTTGATTTTGCTGGAATAAAAGTTCCCAAGGATTTATTTGGCAATGGTGATTCTGAAAAAGAAAGGGTAGATGCTGAAAAACAGGCTGAGAAAGAGCGCATATCTGCTGAGCAAAAAGCTGATAGAGAGCGTCAATCTGCTGCGCAAAGTAATGCTCGAAGAATAGCTGCTGTAGCAGGAGCTGTAGGAAGCTATGCGGGCAGCATGGGGCAGGGTGGCGGGATAATGGGTTCAGCAGGGCGATTAGCTGGCTCTGGTATTGGTGCTGCTGCTGGAGCAGTGGCTGGTTCACTTATCCCTATTCCTGTTGTTGGCTCTATGATTGGTGCAGGCGTTGGTGCTTTTGCAGGAAAGTTACTAGGTGGCGCTGGTTCTGCTGTTGATAGCAAGGCTGATGATGTTACTGCAGAAGGTGCAATGTATACGGATTTGCGTCATTCATTAGGCGCAACATCCATAGACTTTGAGATGTTGCGCGGTTCAGTTCGTCATTTTTCAGAAGGCTTAGGCTTGGCTTATAACGAGTCAGCCAAGTTGGCTAAAGAGTTTGCGCATACCGCTAACCTTAATGGTGAAGACGGCATGAAGGTTGGCAAGGAGGTGGGCTCTGCTGTCGCTTTTGGTCGCGGCTATGGAATTTCACCTGATCAGTCTGTGCAGTTTATCGCAACTATGCGTCAAATGGGTGTTACTCAAGATGATAAGGGTAATCGTAAGCTTGCATTACAAATAGCTGAGTCTGTCAAAAGTGGTGGCACATCGGCAAAAATGGATGAGGTATTAGCTTCATTGCAATCTTATGTGCAGACATCGACAAGGCAATCCTTAACTTCTGCTGATGCAGGCGCTTACGCGTCTTTTATGGCTTTGCTGACTGGATCGTCAGTGCCAGGCATGAAGGGCGATCCTCGCAATGCAGCCGCCACTATGAATGCGGCAGATGAGGCTATGCGACAGGGCGGCGCTCATGGTGAAGCTTCAAAAAATGTTAGTCTAGCAGCTTATCAGCAGCTATTTGGCAACAACTTTAATGCGTATGATGCTAAATTTGTCAATGAACAAGGTGCATTTAACGATCTTGGTAAATCGTTTGATAATGTTATTTCTGTGGCTGAGGATCGAGGTGATAAAGGTGAGGCTGATCGATATAGAGAAATGGCTAAGGCCGGTAGGGGCAAGACTGCTTTATCAGTCAATATGGATTTTCTTGAGAAAGAGTTTGGGCATCAGCCGCTTGGTGAGTTTATTGGTTCTGGTGCAAATCATTTTGGCATGGGTGTTAATCAATTTTCAGCGCTTAATACTGCCATTAATAAGGTTGGCGGCACAAATAATTTAGAAAAAACTTTATCTGATGCTGGTGTTGATATGAGCAACATGAGTATGGATAAGGTTTCTTCGCTTGCGGCGCTAGCAACGGGAAGCAAAGATGAATTAAAGGCGCAGGCTAAGAGATTGCAGGGGCTAACTGGTGAAAATAAATTATCAGATCCAGAGAGAAGCGCACTAAAGCAAGGGCTGGATGAAGATAACGAAGATAAGATACGTAAATCAGTGCTTAATTTATCATCTAAGCACAATGCATTAGGCGATAGCGGTGAGAAAGGAAGGCAATTACAAGCCACCGCAGACAATCTTTTACAAGAAATGGCAACAAAACTTGTGCCTTATACGCAAGCAATTAAAGAAGGCATTACTGAGTTAGTGCGCAATGCTGCGCCTGATTCAGAGTTTGTTAAGCAAATGGATGCTGAGAAGGAAAAGCAAAAGAAGGATGCTGAAAAAGCAAGTTATTTGGATGCGCAAATTGAAGAAAGAAAAAAGATGGTTGATGATCCGAGTAGATCAAGGGATCATGAAGGTGATATTAATCTTTATAATCATCTTGTTAAAAAGCGTAAAGAAATTGGTATTCCAACTGAATACAGTGAAATAGATGCGCCTACGCCTTGGGGAAATAAAAAAGACTATACTCAGTATGGGGATAGTAAGACAAAAGATTCATCTCCTCTTGCCAAAAATCAGTCTGATTTTATAGAAAAAACTAAGTCAGCTGCGGAGCGTGCGGCGACAAAAATTAACAAAGATACCGGCTCATCAATTTCAGCATCTGATATACAAGCTCAATGGGGTCTTGAGACTGGATGGGGTAAGTCAGTTCTTTCTGGAACTAATAATCTTGGCAATATTAAAGCCGGAAATGATTATAAAGGTCGCCATAAAATATTTAATGTAAATGAGGTTGATAAGGATGGTAAGCCTTATAAAACTGATCAGTCTTTTAGGGCTTATGATTCATTAGATGATTCTGCTGATGATTATGCTGATTTAATATCAAGAAAATATCTAAATGGAAAGCCAGCTGCTAATGGGGCAGAATTTGCAAAAAGGTTAAAGCAGGGTGGTTATGCAACTGATCCAGACTATGAAAGCAAGCTTAGATCTGCAGCTAATAAAATAAATAGTAATAGCAGTATAGCTATTGCTTCCGAAGACAATAAATCTGCCAAGCCAGAAACAAAAGAAGAGAAGCAGAAAATTGTTAAGGAAGCTGTTAAGGGCAATGATGCTATAAAAAAAATACCCCCCCAAGAAAAGTTGGCTGATGCGATAGCTATGCCAGAATCTGCCAAGGCCGGCCCTAATGATCCTTATGATATTAATCAGACATTTCCATCTAATGAAGTAGACAAGGCTTTAGATCCAAATCGTACATTTGAAAGAAATCAGATTGATGATGCGCTTGATCCTAATAGAAATTTTGAGCGTAATCAGATTGATGATGCACTTGGTAAATCAGCTGACTCAGATGGAAAGCTTCCGAAAGGCACTGTAATGGGCTCTTCAGGACAGCCTATTGCTCAAACGATTACCCATAAAATGGAAGGCAAGGTAACTCTTTATGATCCTTCTGGAAATCAAGTAGCAGATCCCGTATTAATGGCATCGGTTGGAATGCCTGTGGCCTCAGGTATGCCAAGATGAGAGTCTATGAGCCAAAGGTAGAAGTGAGGCTAGTAAAAGCCATAAATAGAAAAGAAATTATTCCGACTGTTCCTGTTGTTGCAAAGCGCTACGGCGATTCTTTAAAAGCTATCGATTTAACACCTTATCTAGGTGAGAATGGGGGCGTACATATATCTAAAGGCATTCGTGAGCCTGCAGGTGCTTGGTCTGTTACTATTTGTGATAAGCCTCATGCAGTTAGCGATAAGAGTCAAAAGTCCTTATTTGAAACGATTTATGCCTTAGTAGAGCCTATGGATTTAATCGAGATTCGTATGGCGCATGATCCTTATACTTACCGTGATGATGTGAAGCATACCACGGGTCTGCCTGTAGTTATGCGCGGCTTTGTGTCAATGGTAACGCGCAATGAAATTATGTCAGGTGGTAAGCCTACCAGGACAGTGACTATTTCTGGTCAGGATTTTGGTAAGATTCTTCAAATAATTCAGATTTTTTATTTAAACAACTCAATGGTTGGTGACAACATTTTAAGTGAGTTTGCTTTTTTTCAAAAATATGGGGTTGATGCAAAGATTAAGCCGGCTATTGATTTTGTTGCTGATGTCCTTAATGGTATTCTTAACCCTTATTTGGCAAAATTAACAGCACTTGCTAATGGGAAAAGCATTGGTGCGGATGTTGTCAATGTCATTACGCCTAATGTCACTATAGAGGGCTCTATATCTCCTAAAGTAGTTTCTAGTAAAGTTAATGTGTCTTTATATCAGCTATTGGTCTCTGTGCTAGATATAGGCGCATTCAATGAGTTATTTATTGAAGATACCGATGGTGGCATAGCCTTAACCGTTCGTCCTGCGCCCTTTTTAGATGTAGATGGCAATCCTATTCAAGGTCATGCGCCCGACTCTATTCAAATTGATTCTACGGATATAGTTGCCATCAATGTATCAAGGTCTGATGCGGGTGTAGCCAATTACTATTGGGCTCAATGTGCGCCTTGGGCATTAACCAGCAATGAAGATCAAAAGGCGGCAGCCTCGGTGGGCGATAAGTCTACGTTCATTTTGTATGATTACCTAAACTGTATGCAAGCTTATTATGGTGTTAGGAAAATGGAGGTTGAAATATCACTAGGTCCGCCTTCTTATTCATGGTCTGATGCAATAAGAGCAACGCAAGCAGATTCGCAAACTTCATCATTGTCAGCTTGGATAGTTAGTAGGCGGAAAATCTTATCATCGATTAATAAAGATAATGTGATATTTGAAAGTGGCTCATTACGCCTTAGAGGCAATGAGCGCATTAAGGCAGGGATGCAATTAAATATAAGTCGTGGAAATAAAATGTATTCCAGCTATTACGTTACCAAAGTAGATCATGAGTTTGTGCCTTTTCAGGGTTTTTATACTACTGTTACGGTTGAAAGAGGTACGAGTTTTATAACGCGCTCCCAAAGTGATCAGCTTACTTATTTTTTAGAAATTGATGGCAAGGGGGTGTGATGTTTTCTTTAGCAAGAGTGGTTAATATTCATCCAGAGTCTAATTCAGTTGATGTTGAGTTTATGGATGATGGCAGGCGTGTTTCTGGTGTTCAATGTATGGCTAATACTGCAGGTACAGATTTTGGCAATGCTGATTTATCAATGCCCGACTCAGTTGGTTATGGAACTCCAATAAGCAAAACCAGAAATATTATTGCCGTAGTTGGCTTTGTAAATAGCTTTCCTATTGTTATGGGTTTCTTGTTTCCCGAAGTGACTCAGTGTCTATTTAGTGACATTAATCGCAAGATATATCGTCATGCCTCTGATGTTTATTATTCAATTGATGGGGCTGGAAATACTGAGTTTGTGCATCCATCGGGGGCGTTTGTGCGCTTTGGTGTCACACCTGCACATGAGGATTTAACCGGTAAAGATTATGATAATCTTTGGAAAATAAGCCGAAACACCGATAAAGCAGTTCATATACATATAGAGCAAGCGGCAGGAAAGGCTTCTATAGATATTGATCCAGCTGGTAATATCTCAATCGCTAATGCAGGCAATTCAACGATTGCTACGACTGGTGATATATCAATGTCAGCAGGTGGCAATATATCCTTGGCCGCTAAAGGAAGCTTGTCTATATCAGCAAAAGGCGGCATTTCATCAACAGCTTCAGGAAGCATGGCCATAAAAGCAGCCGCCATTGAAACAACAAGTTCTATGCACATCACTGGAGGCATTACTTCTGATGCCGATGTTGTGGCGGGTGGCATTAGTTTAATGAAACATACGCATGGTGATGCTCAAGGTGGCAGGACAAGCCTGCCATCATAATTGATTAATCAAAATACAAAATTTAAGTTCCATGTCATAGGTCGTGACAGCATAGTCACTCTATGACAACGCCACAGCAAAAATCTTCTGATCGCCCTATAAGCTTTATTCTTCATAATATGGCTAAGGGTACTGAGCCTGTTGAAATGAGGCTGGTTATTCGCCCTGAGGACTTGACGCGAACAGATCAGTCACGTCTTACAACAACTCAAACATTAGGAGGCGCTTGGGGTGATAATTTTGGTCGTGGTATCCCTACTGTGCAATTATCAGGCACAACAGGCTGGGGCTCTGGAGGACTTCCAGACGGCTTAGTAATATTTCAAGCCCTGTATGAACAAATTTTTATGCAATGGCATGCTCAGCGTGAAGAGGCGCTTAAAATTGCACTTGATCCGGATAAAGTTAAATTAATCTTTGCTGATTATTTGGATAATTTTATTTATGTAGTTGCTCCGCAAAACTTTGTATTACGTCGCAATAAATCTAGGCCGTTATTATCTCAGTATCAAATTAATTTGACTTGGTTGTCTGATGATGTGGCAGAAACAATGAAAGCTGTGGCTGCTTCTTCATCATCTGGGGCAATGAGTGATATTGAGAAAAGTGCTTTAGATTCTATCCTTAGCTCTATTGATGATATTAGTTCGTTTATTTCATCTAATATTTCCTCGGTTCTTGGCACAATAAAAGGAGTATTTGACGGCTTGGTTGCTATTGCTGCTAAAGCTCTTAATGCTGTTCAAAGAGTTTTAAAAGCAGGGATGGGTATTGTTAATGCAGTAACATCTGGCTTATTAGGTATTGCCAGCAGTCTTATGAGGGCTGCGGCTAATGTCACCTCTATGATTCGTTCTGTTATGAGCTTTCCTCAAGTAGTTATGGCTCAATTTCAGCGCCTAACTGCAGCATTTGAAAACGCTTTTTGTGTTTTAACCAATGTTTTTACGCCTAGAAAATTCTTACCTAATTATAGTGGGCTATATGGATCATCTAACTGTTCTTCAACGGCAGGTGGATCTCCAATATCAATTTACAATACTGAAAATCCATTTCCTACCTTGTTCCCGGTTAAAGCATCTGCTTATAGCATGTCTACGCCAGCCAGCGCTTCATTGGGGCGACTTACAACTATTGATCCCGTTCTAAATCCAATGCCTATTACTCGACTGAGTGGTGACATGAAGGCTGTTGGCGGCATAACGATAAACGCATGACCTTAGTAGCTGCGCCTAATGTTCGCTATGTCACTATAAATTATGGTGACGATCTTAGACAAATATCTTTGCGTGAGCTAGGGGACGCCTCTAATTGGGTGTCTTTGGTCGTTATTAATGACCTTAAGCCGCCTTATATTTCTGACAAAGCAAGCAATGGAGTTCTTGCTTATGGTGATGCAATTAAGATTCCTGCGCCTTCATCTTATATTGATGCGAGCGCAGATCCTATTGCTGTTTTTAGCATCGATATTTTTGCTTCAAAAAAGAAACTATCAGCCGTTAATGGTGATTTAGCGGTGGTCAGTGGTCTGGCTAATTTATACCAGGCATTAGCTTTGCATGTTGATGTAGATAAAAAAGAACTGGGTTTTCATCCAGAGTTTGGTTGTTATGTGCGCTCCGTTATGGGTGCAATGAATGGCCCTATGGCGGGNCAATTAGCTGCATTTTATGTGAAGTCTGCGCTTATTGAAGATTCTCGCGTTGATTATGTTTCTGCGTGCACTGCAACAGTGATAGGCGATGTCATTAATGTGAGTGCAACGGTTGTGCCCATATCTGGGAAGCCTATTGATTTATTACTGGTGATATAAATGTTTCAGCTTAAGGACATGATTTCTATTAGCGCAGGTATGATAAACCGCGCTAAAGCAACACAGGCAAAGATAACTGATTTTAATATAGGCTCTGTTGCAAGGACGATGCTTGAATCGTCGGCGATTGAAGTTGAACAGTTTTATCAGCGTATGTTTTACGGAATCCTTGAAGCTATTCCGACAGCCATTTATTTAGGCTTTAATTTTACAATGATTCAGCCTACTGAGGCTCAGGGTCTAGTTACCATTAATTTTGCTGGACCTATAGTAAGTGCCTTTACTATTCCGGCTGGAACTATTTTTGTAAATTCATCTAATGCTGTTACTTATTTATCAGTTCAAGATACCTCTGTTGGGCTGGGCGTCACTACCATTAACGTACTAGTTCAATGCTCTCAAGCAGGCTCGGCAGGCAATGCGCCTTATGGGGCTATTGATTCAACTCAAAACTATAGCCTGCCAGTTGGTGCAGTAATTATTGGGAATGCTATTAGTTCGGGTGGAGATGGCGAAACAGACCTAGAGAGACAAGCTCGATTTGCGCAATATATTCAAACTTTAGCAAGAGGCACAAATAGTGCGGTTGAGTATGGTGCGCGTATGGCGCAAATATTTTCAGCAGATGGCAGTCTTATTGACTATGTAAGTAGGGTGGGGTTTTCAGAAGTACCAGGCACTATGAGTGTTTATATCTATGGCTCAAACGGCCTTGCCTCACCTGCATTGGTAGCTGATGCTCAAAAAATTATTGATGGTTATTGGGATGCTGCAAGCCAAACTTTTATAGCAGGATGGAGACCGGTAGGTATACAGGTAATTGTTTTCCCCATGATACAGCAGCCAGTTGATGCTATTTTTACGATAGTGATGTTTTCTGGCGTGGCCTTAGATACCGCTGTTAAAAATAACATTATGACTGCAATTTCAGCTCAAATTACCTCTGTTTTGCCTAGTTTTGTTTTATATGTTGAAAATATTGATGATGCTATTTTAACAGTTGCTGGTGTTCAATCTGTTAGAAACAATATGACTTCTAATATTACTTGTCCATTCAATACTGCATTAGTGATGGGTAATATTGAAATAATTGAGGGGACTAGCTAATGGTAGCAACTCGCGAAAGGCTGATAGACAATCTATATAGCGGCCTTGATCCTTCTCCTGATGAAGAAATAGTTTTACGGATAGGGCAGGGAGGCAAGCTATCGTGGACGGTTTCTAATGATGTTTTAACTGTAATGGGCGCTAATGGCGCCTTATCTGCATTTAAGCTTAGCAATACGACTATTGGTGAGTTAGCTAATTCACTGTCCGATTCATCAATTGATGTTAAGTATATCAATAATGATTTTTTAACGATTAGTGCGGCTGCCATTATTGATGGTAGTGGCACTGAGTCAGAAACTAATGGTGATGCGCTTTCTGCTTTTACATCTATTTTATGGGCGTTTATGGACGCCTATGCTGTTGAGCTTGATGCGGCAAATAGTAATATAGATGAGGCTATTGCTGATCTTTATATCAATAGCGCTACAGGGGAAATTCTTGATATTTGGGGTAAATATTTTGGTGATCCACGTAATCTTGGTGAGTCAGATTCAGATTATAGCAAGCGGATTATTATTGATACCTTGCGCCCAAAATCAAATAAATATGCATTAATCAATGCCGCTGATGCGCTATCGGGCTCTAAAATTGATATTTATGAGCCTTGGACTGATTTGTTTTTCTTGTCTCAATCTAATCTTGATGATCAACATACTTATGATGGCGATATGTGGTCGCCTTACGTATTTAGACCTCAGCTCAGAGCGCAGCAAAATATCAAATGGGCTGCTATCACGGCCTTATTTGAAAAGCTTCGTCCTGCAGCTGTTTTTCAATTGCCTCCAGAGTTTATTCCTGATACCAGAGGCAATGAGGTTAGTGTTAAAGGCTTAGGTATCTCGCAAACTGATGATGTTTTTGTGGGCGCTAGATACGCCGACAAAATGAATCTTGATGATTATCATCTGGGTGATCCAGTCATCAATAATTATCGTATGTCAGTTTATGACATCTATGGCATGGGTTTATATAAGTTAATGCCGATTGGTTGGAATAGCGCCCAAGATCAGCAAGATTATTACTGGAATGGCTCTTGGGATAGCCGTGCATGGGACATATTAGCTTTAGAAAATGGCTGGAACGGTTTATGGGATGGTCATGAATGGTTTGGAGCTCTTCCGGCTAATGGTTGGGACAATAGGTCATGGAATGATTTATATCCCAGCATAGGGACGCCTATTCCAGAGCTGCCTTTAGAATTACATGCAAGGCGCTTATTTGTTCATGCTGATATTGTTTTATCTGATATGGATGAGGGCTTTGGTCATGAACGCTTTATGTTTACAGGCGGTTGCCAAGTAACGAGAAATGTTCCTGTATTAGATGATTTTCTTTTGTCTGATTTTGATATGGGAACGACTTATGAAGAATTTGAAGACGTTTATTTAGAAAGTCATATTTTAGGCAATGATGGCACTCAGATGCCTTATTCATTAGGAATAAATGTAAGCAATGAAATAGCTTTGTCAGCTACGGTCATAGGCTCTTTAGATTGGAATGGCGCATGGTCTTCGGCATCATGGGACGCTGTAATAGCTGATATTGGCATAACTCATGAAATAGGTTTGTCGGTCACGGCTAATGCTATGGCTATTCATGAGCCTTTATATTGGAACAACTTATGGTCGTCTGATACCTGGAGCACTACAACATTATCACATGATTTATTTTGGAATGGTTCTTGGTCTACAAGTTCTTGGAATTCAAATGCTTTTAGTTACGGTTTTAATATAGGTTCTTACGATACTTATAGTCTGCAAGGGGCATTTAACAGCGGCTCAGGGATTAACAGTATTAGTAGTTTTGCTTCTGGCGTTTCCGTTTCAATGTCTCCTGAATACATTAATGCTATGTCAATAGATTATGACTATATTGAGGATGATTATGTGCTGCCTGATTATACGGTCGGTTACTTTCAGTCAATGAGTTTAGTGCCTTCTGTTGTTGCTGAAACGGTCGTGACAACAGAATACATAGAAGTTAATCCAACTAATGGGGCTGTTAGCTTAATGTGGGCTGACAATTGGTCGGTTTATTCTTGGGATTATAGCTCAACCTATTCTGGCATCTGTATTACTGTTCAAACGGAGAACAACTAAATGGCAATTTTAACCGCATCCGGTCGCACCGCTATAGCGGCATCAATAGCGGCTCAACCTATACATTTTGCATGGGGGTCTGGAAGTCCTAGTTGGGATGTTACTCATGTTGCTGAAGATGTTAATGCAACAGGCTTGGTGACTGAAATAGGTCGTCGTCTTGCAACCAGTGTGCAATATGTTAATCCTGATAATTCGGGCAGCATTGTTGTTCCCGTATTCAATGACGCTTCAGGCAATAGTATCTCTAAAAGCTTTTCGCTTTCAACCGTGCCTACGCCAAACTTATACATGCGTTTTAATTTTGACTTTACTGATGCGCCTATAGCTACCATTCGTGAAGTAGCTATTTTTGTTGGCACTATAGTAGCTACAGGTCTTCCGGTAGGTCAGCTTTATTTTACGCCCGATCAACTGGTAAGCTATGGGACTTTATTAGCGCTTGAAAATTTAATAGAGAACATTCAAAGATCACCTAACTCAAGACAGTCTTTTGAGTTTGTTCTAACCATATAATCTGGGGCAATTATGACTAATACAACAATGCCTTATGGTTATTATGATCGATTTGATATATCAAAAGGCTATGAGAAAAATTTATTTGTAGCCGGTGCTGGCCTGCAATCAGCAGAGCTTAATGAGATTCAAGATTACGCAACTCATCAGATTCAAAGTATTGGCAATGCAATGTTTCATGATGGCAATGTTATAAAAGATGCGGCCATTATTGTTAATCCTACTACGGGTGTAGTGACTGCTGAAGCTGGCATGATCTATATTATGGGCGCTGTAAGAGGCGTTGCGGCGGCTTCATTTACTATTCCTACTGTTGGAAAGATAGCCATTGGTCTTTATTTGCAAGAGACAGTTGTTACTGCGCTTGATGATCTGGCTTTACGTGATCCAGCTTCTGGTACTCGAAACTATCAGCAGCCTGGCGCTTCTCGTTTAAAGCGTCAAGTAGTGTGGGGATTTGTTGGCGACAATCAGTCGGGTGAATTTTATCCTGTTTACACCGTTGTCGATGGCGTGCAAATTTCTAAAATTTCTCCGCCCAATGTCGATCCTATTACACAATCTATCGCTAAGTATGATCGTGACTTATCAGGTGGTGACTACATTGTGACTGGCTTTAGCGTCACTATTCAGCCAGATGATAATAATAAACAAAATTATTCTATAGCAGCAGGTCGTGCTCGTGTAAATGGTTATGCCGTTGAGCTTAGCACTTCATCGCGCATGGTGTTTGATGCGCAGGCTGATGAGATGTATGTTGATTCAGAGCCTTATGCCTCTACAACACTGGCTGCACAGCGTATTACTTTGGCACAAGCACCGATTGCCAATATCACTAAAGTGGGTATTACCTCTCAAAAAACAGCAACCATGACTCATGGTGCTTATAACGGTGCACTTGATCCTCTGCCAGATAATTCAGTTTTAACACTGGTTTCTGTTGTCCAAGGGACTACGACCTATGTAGCTGGTACTGATTACAAATTAACTGCCGGTAAAGTAGATTGGTCTTTAACAGGCGCAGAGCCTGCTACTGGATCAACCTATTCTGTCACCTATCAATATATGACTTCAGTAGTGCCTACTCTAGTAGATGCTACAGGCTTAACAGTGACAGGAGCTGTTACAGGCTCTTTAATTCTTGTTAGTTATAACTTTTATTTGCCTCGTTTTGATCGTATTGCTTTGGCGTCTGATGGCTCTTTTGTCTGGGTTAAGGGCGTTGCTGCTGAATGGAATCCGCAGCCGCCCGCCATATCAAATTCATTGCTTCCTATTTGCACCATTGCTCAAACTTGGGATGCTAACCGTTCTATCGTCAACGATGGTGTGCGTGTAGTGCCTATGAATGACATTGTGGCTATGAATGAACGCATTAGTTATGTGCTTGGGCTTGTTGCTCAGCAAGAATTAACAATGGGTATTCATACTCGTGAGGCAGGTGCTAAAAAAGGTTTATTTGTTGATCCATTTTTGGATGACTCACAACGAGATGCTGGCACACCGCAAACAGCTGCTGTTATTAACGGCACTTTGAATTTGCCGATATTAGCTGTTGCTAATAATACAGTTGGAGACATTACTTCCGCAAAATCTTTACCCGCTATTCAGACTGTCGATTTATCCCAAGCTCTAAAAACATCATTTATGCCGGTTAATCCGTATATGTCATTTGCTGTGACGCCTGCGGTGATTACATTAACGCCTGCTATTGATGTTTGGACTGAGGTAACGACAAGCTGGGCAGCTCCAGTGACTAATTATGTCTATGACAATCATGGTTGGTGGTGGTGGTGGTGGGGCTGGTATGGCTGGGGCTGGCAGACAGTGTCAACAGCAACCAATACGTTGTCTAGCACTAGCACGCCCGCACAAACTTTGCGTCAAATTGATATTGATTTTTCAATCTCTGGCTTTGAGGCTAATGAAAACTTAATAGTGACGACTTTTGATGGCATCACTATCACGCCTGTAGCGCAGTAGGAGATTATATAAATGACACTTAAAGCAAATTCATTAGGCGCTGTCAGCGGAAAATTTACCATTCCAGCAGGCGTGCCATCGGGGAATAAGTTAGTTGCCTTTACAGGTGATAAAGGTTCTCATGGCCAGGCCATTTTTACAGGGGAGGGTACCTTAGTCTCTCAAACTTTGCAGCTTGTGACTACATTAAGCGAAAACTACTGGTGGTGGTATTACGACCCTCTAGCTCAGACCTTTATGGTTAATGCGGATGGTCAATACTCTGCTGTTGAGTTATTGGTAGGTGCTGTCGGGAGTTCTGATGTAACTGTGCAAATTCGTACTTGCCAATTAGGATTTCCAACGCAAACTATTTTAGCGACCTCGCGTTTACCTGCTTCTAGTTTGCTGACGAACGGTGCTTTCACTCAATTCAATTTTGATGCGCCTGTATATCTTACGCAGAATACCGAATATGCCATTGTTGTGCTTTGTGATGATGCAACTACAGCTATTGGTGTTGCTGAAATGGGTAAATATGATGTGACTCATGGTCAGTGGGTTACTTCTCAACCTTATACGGTTGGGGTGTTGCTATCATCATCTAATGCCTGTACATGGACTGCAAGTCAAGATGTAGATCTTACCTTTAAATTGATTAAATCTAGCTATACGACAACGTCGGCTGATATTGCTTTAGGTTCAGTTGCACTAGATCATGCGACTGATTTAATGGTTGTTGGTATGGCAACACAACCGACCTCCGCTACAAAAGTCAGCTATAAGTTAACTATGCCAGATGGCACAGCTTCGGTTGTTTCATCAGGTCAGCCCATACAATTGGCTAATCAAACTAGTGGCTCAATGAAAGTTGATGCCATGATTTTGGGTGATGCTAATGCTTCGCCTGTTGTTTACCCTGGTGTACAAGTTATTGCTGGCATGGTCATGAGCACAGCCGATTATGTTACACGTGCTATTCCAGCTGCTAATAACTCAACCGCCAAGATTGTATTTGATGCCGCGATTCCATCGGGATCATCAGTCAATGTTTATATCATGGCTCAAGGCGCAACAGCATGGACGCCGGTTAGTTTAGCAGCTTCTGCTATCAATCCTGATGGCTCTATGGAGTTTTCATATACGTCTGGAGTTTTCTCCGGACAAAGTGTGCAAGTGAAGCTGACGTTAAACGGCTCAAGCTCAGCAAGACCTGTGGTCAAAAATCTACAGGTGGTTGTTCTTTAGTCGTGACGAAACAATAAAACGCGGGTATCACAAGATACCTATCATTTAGTAACTTTTTGGATGCAAAAACATGGTTAATAACACAACGCCCAACTTAGGTTTACAGTTACCTGATCCCTCTAATCCGCTAAGCACTGATGTATTAAGATTAATAAGCTCTCTTAATACGCTAGATACAGCTGTTAATGCAAAAACAACAATGGCTCAAGTTAATACAGCTATTCAAGCCGTTGTCGGTGCAGCTCCTACTGCGCTTGCTACTTTAGCAGCAATTGACGCTCAATTAGCATCTGATGAATCTGCTGCGGCGGCTTTAGCAACAACAGTTGCTGCAAAAGTCGCTAAAACTGACATCGTTGATGCTTTAACAAGCTCAGCGACTAATCAGCCTTTATCAGCCAATCAGGGTAAAGTTTTAAATGGCTTGATTACTGGTTTACAGCCTGCTTTGGTGAGTGGAACATCTATAAAAACGATTAATAATCAATCATTATTAGGTAGTGGCAATATTTCTGTAAGCACTAGCTCTAGCAATGTAGTATCAGCTAGTCTTACCATGCCTTCAACTGTTGCAACTAGCGGAAGTTTAGCTTTAACTTTGTCAGGCACGTCGGCTTTAGTAAATGGCAGTATTGCAAGCTTTCAAATAACAGATTGGAACAATAATACAACTACAGTAACCGCTACTTCTAATGCTGCTTCTACAACATTAATAGCACCTGCTACATCGGGTACGTTGTTAACAGTATCTGTAGTCGCTGTTGATAACTATGGCAATAAGTCACTAGCTGTCACTGCAACTTCAACTACCGTTACTGTATCTATTAATGCCGTAACGATCACTAGCCCTGCAAGTGGCGCTACTAATATCGGTCAAACTCCAACCATCTCAGGCAACTCCTTTGGCGTGACCAACGGTACTGATACTCAAGTGTCTGCTGATTGGGAAATCTGGACAGGTGCTAACCGTACTGGCACGTTAGTGTGGTCATCTATTAACGATACCGTAAATAAAACCAGCATCACTGTACCAGCGGCTACTTTAGTTGTTAACACCACTTACTATATTGCTGCTAGATATAAAGGCACTACTTACGGCTACGGCGGCTATGGTTATTGCAGCTTTACCACTGCGACTAGCTTTGTACCTAGCGTAGCAGGCGCAGCTTATCAAGGCGGTTTCTTCGCTGGCAAGATTGTGATTGGTGCTAACACCTATGCTTTAGTCGTTGCACCTAAGGCATCAGGCGAAAATACTTCAAAACAGTGGAAAATTACGAATGATACTACCGCTGGCACCTTGTCGCTGAATGACGGCTTAAGCAATAGTAATGCGATGAACAACGCTAGTCATCCTGCTGCGCAGTTCTGTAGAGCTTTGACTATAGGCGGCTATAGCGATTGGTATTTACCTTCTCGTGATGAGTTAGAAATCGTTTACCGTAACTGTAAGCCTGATAGTACGGCTAATAGTACTTATGTAAATAGGATTAACAACCTTGGTGTGGGGAACGGCTCTGATACCAATAACAACGGCTATAACGCTAATTCTTTACCAGTAGGGACTGCTTATACCGCTAGCAATCCAACGACTAGCGTTTCCTTGGCTTATACCACGGGCAATGCAGAGGCTTTTGCGGCTGCCTGGTATTGGAGCAGCACCGAGTTCAATGCGACGGACGCCTGGACTCAGTACTTCAGCTTTGGCGCCCAGACCAACAGCGGCAAGAACTACACCAACTACGTGCGAGCGGTCCGCAAAGTCCTTATTTAACACTTTACCTATTTCCCTGCCGTTTTGCGGCAGGGGTTTCACGACTGGAGATATTTTGTATGGCGCGAGCTACTGAATTACCGATTTACCGTGAGGCGTATGAGCTGTTGCTGAAAGTAACAGCGTTTACGCAGAATTACCCGCGTGGTTATCGGCAAGGACTAGCACGGGAAATTTGTTTAACGGCGCAAGCCGTGGTCGGTTTGATTTTTAAAGCAAATTGCACACAAGACAAACTTCCGATTCTTGAGCTATTACGCGAACAGTTGCAGATTTTGCAATTGCAGCTAAGACTTTCAAAGGATTTACGTCTGATATCTGCCGGTCAATTTGGCGTCACTGTCGCCACTCTGGATATTGTCGGTAAGCAATTAACAGGGTGGTTAAAATACGCGAAAAACCGCGCTTGATGAATATGCGTTATGGCGCTTATTCCTATGCACATCATTTGGTCGAAGTAGCTGTGCGTTTTGCAGCTCCAAGCGCTATCAAGAAACGGCGTGGTATTCAACTACGTGCGTCAATGCGCAGTTTGATAAGCGTCGATGCTACGGGCAATCGCTTATCCGATGTTTACACCTTCGAACTGACCGAGTTCAATGCGACGAACGCCTGGAAACAGAACTTCAACAATGGCAACCAGAACAACAACAACAAGAACAACACCAACTACGTGCGAGCGGTCCGCAAATGATGTTACACCACTACCACTTGACAGTGACTGAGCTGTTTGAGGCTTATTATGAGTGCAGACGGCACAAAAGAAATACGCCTGCGGCTTTAGAATTTGAGCAAAACTTAGAAGCTAATCTGATGGAACTTTATTATGAGCTGCTGAGCGGTACATGGCAGGTATCACCCGCGACAGTTTTTGTCGTGACTGTGCCTAAATGCCGCGAGGTCTGGGCAGCTAATTTTAGAGATCGCATTGTTCATCATTTAGTGTATAGAGCCATTGCGCCTATGTTTGAAAAGGCTTTTATCCACGATAGTTGCGCCTGCATTAAAGGCAGAGGCACGCTGTATGCGGCTAATCGCTTAGAAAAACATTTACGTAGTGCTACACAAGATTGGACACAAGCTGCTCATGTCTTAAAAACCGATGTGGCTAATTTTTTTGGCAGCATTAGACAAGATTTATTGTTTGAAAAGCTACAAGTGAAGGTGCAAAACGAATTTTTATTAGATTTGCTAGAAAAGCTGGTCTTTCAAGATGTAAAAATGAATGCCATTTTTAATAGTGATGCTAAGAAATTGAGTTTAGTACCTGAACATAAAAGCTTATTAAAAGCACAAGCGGGCATTGGCTTACCAATTGGTAATTTATCCAGCCAGTTTTTTGCCAATGTTTATTTAGATAGCGTTGATCAAGCTATTAAGCGTGCGATGGTCTGCAAGCATTATGTGCGTTACGTTGATGATATTGTCGTAGTTGATAAGTCTGCGCAAAAGCTGAATCAAGTGGCTGAGCGTATTCGCTGCGAATTAGCCAAGTTAGGCATGAGTCTAGCAGAGCATAAAACCAGTATCGAACCTGCAACAAAAGGCGTTGATTTTGTTGGTCACGTTATCCGACCTTATCGGCAGCAATGGCGACCTAAAACTCACCGCGCTGCGCTCAGGAAAATCTCGCAAACCGCTCCACCAAACTTGGTGCAAACTTGTAACAGTTATTTAGGGTTATCAAGAAGCACCGGAAACCGAAGTCAAACCCTTTCAATTGCAAGAGCTGCGCTAAAAAGCGGCTTAGCAGTTAATTCAACCCTTAACAGGACATATACCCATGCTTATTAAATTTACTTACGTTGACGCTCAAACTTTACGCCCAATGAATGAAGAGCCTGCAGCTGCTGGCCCAATATTACCTAATGTGCCTGGTATTGCTATTAATTTTGGCAATGAATCAGAATGGCCTTGTTTGTACCCTATTTTTTATGGTCATTGTGATGATGATGCAGACTCAATTACTCCAGGTATTTTAGATGTCTTAACTCAAGAGTCATTTGACGAGGCTTTAGCGCATGAGCAAGCTGCAAGAATTGAGCGTACTAAAAATGAGGTACGTGGCAGACGTAGTTGGTTATTAAATTCTTGTGACTGGACTCAATTAGCTGACAGCCCTTTAACAGCTGAAAAGAAAGCGGCTTATGTGACTTATCGACAAGCATTGCGTGATGTGCCAGAGCAAGCTGGCTTTCCTAATACTATTGATTGGCCTGTTGATCCTGATGCGCCTGTAGATATTACGTCACAAGCGGCAGCTTAAAAAAGCAAAACCCCCGATGGCTGGCAGGCTGTCGGGGGTTTTTAATCCAATCCTTAAAGCCAGTAAGGAAGAATATGTATGCAGTTTAAAGTAAATAATGGAGCTGTCAAGATGCTAGAACTAATTGATCAGTCAAAAAGTTTAGTTTGGAAGATAACTTTCCCAGTCGTAATAGTTATTATGGCATGGAATCTTCCAGATACTATTTCAGCAATCATGCCGCTATTAAAATAGCTTAAAAAGCAAAACCCTAGGCAGCGGCAAACTGACTAGGGTTTTTATCAATCAATTGAAGATGACAACTGATTAATTATGGATAAATATAACAGATTAAAAATAATTTTGCATTCAGAAAAAGGGTTAAAAATGGATATTTCGCACAATGAATTTGTTATTAGGTGTATTGGCATTGCTATTATTCTATGGTCAACAGCCCCATTGATGGCTGCAATTCGCTGGTGGTAGCTACTATGAAAGAATTACAATCTTGGCGAGCTGCCGATACTTTGTGTAACTACTGTAGTTTAGATCTTTAAGAATTTCACAAAAACTGTGGATAAATACCATCAGTCCGCACCCAGTACGCATGGACTCCTGTATAGCCTTTATTTATAGGGTACTCTGTCCAATCTAGCAT